GAATATTGATATTGAAAAGTTGAAGCAGTGCTATTGAACCATAGTTCACCGTCCGCGGCTCCTGGGAAAGCACCAGCGTTGTTGGTAACAGCTGTTCCGTTAACCTCTTTATAGGTAGCCATGATTATTTACTCTTTAACAACCAACCTTGAGTTCCATCTGTATAGACCAAAGTATTAGCTGCTCTTTCTACTGAAACTGTTAAATCGGCTGTAGAGCCTAAAATTTTTTCAGATCCATTTGCTGCAATAGTTAATGCATTAGAATCAAATGTTCCTGCATAATCTATAAAAGATATTTCATCACCTAAAGTTCCTGCTGGTAATGTTAAAGTCCATGCTCCACTTGTTGTATTTGCAAATACACCTTCACCCGCTGAAGCGGTATAGTTAGCAGTCTTAACTGCTACCCATGATGTTCCTCCAGAGTTATCTACAAAAGATAAAACTCCTGAACCATTGGTAGTTAAAATTTGATCTGCTGATCCGTCTGCATTTGGAAAAGATATACCATCAAGAACAACTTTACCTGAACCATTTGGTGTAACAGTAATATTACCATTTGCACCATCTACAATAGAAATAACACCTGAGTTTGTTCCTGAGTTTGTATCTAAAGTTAAATCATGTGCACCGTTTGATGTAAGTGTTGCAGCTGCAGCACCAGTTCCAATTTTAGTTTCACCTGATCCTTTTGGAATAATTGCAACATCTATATTTGTATCTCCACCTGTAGCAGATATTGATGGTGCGTTTCCAGTTGCAGCGTTTGTCATATCAAATTGATTGACTGCTGAACCTGTTGTTTGAAATATTAATTGTTCATTGCCATTTTCATCAATGATTCCGTGAGCATCATCAAAGGCAATATTAAAATCGTTAGTGTCTAAGTTACCACCTAGTTGAGGTGATGTATCATCTACAACATCTCCACCTGTTTGAATTTCAATTATTTTTGGGTTTGTTGTATCAGGGTTTCCTGAAGCGAATAATAATGCAGTTCCTTTATTACCTGTTGCAAAAGTAAAAGTATCACCAGAACCTGATGCATATTTAAATTGAACTGTTTGTGCACCAGAAGTTCCATTTTTTAAAATATAAAAGTTTACTACGTCGTTTGGAATAGTTACGATTTGACTTCCTGAAATAGAACCTGTGAACTCAATCATTCTAGCTTGAGCTGTTCCAGTTAATGCACCATCAGCAACTGTTAAGGCTGTAGTTTGTGCACCACCTGCGATAGATAATGTTTTAAATCCACCTGCTAATTGTTCAACAAGGTTTAAGTTTGCGTTTGTTTTTGTTCCCCATGTACCAGCGTTTTCGCCAGTAGCCATTAGTTCTATACCAAGAGGTGTAAATGTCGATGCCATAAAATTTTTCTCCTAAGCTACATGTGTTACATCTGTATACGATGTTTCACCTACAACGTCAACATCTGAATAATTAGTATTTCCTACAATATTAACATCTTGGAAACCTAATACAATAATATCTCCTACACTAGATGTTGCTGAAACTCCTGTTAATCCCATAACGTCATTAGGGGTAATTGTACCTACAGAAGCCGTTGTATTAACTCCTGTTAAAGGAACTCCTATTTCAGGTATAATTGATCCTACAGAAGAACTGGCTCCTACACCAGTTACATTAAATACTTGTGCATCACTTGTTGTAATTTCACCTACAGAAGAAGTTGCATCAACTCCTGTCAAAGGAACTCCTACTCCTACGGTTATAGAACCTATTGCAGTTGTTGCAACTAAAGTTGCTAATCCTTGAACGTGATCAGCACCAGAATTTAAACTTAACTGACCTTCCGAAACTGTTGCTACTTGACCTGTTGGTGTAATTGTAGGAGATAAAATAAATGTAAATCCTCCAACAGAAGTTGTTGCTGCTTGACCGGTTAATCCAACTACATCTGCAGGAGTTATTGCTCCTACGTTAGAAGTCATTTCACTCGGAGCAGTTAAATTAACTACTGCTGACTCAACAGTACCCCAACCGTTTTCACCCCAGTCAAGAGTACCCCAACCAGGTCTTAATTCTACTGTAATTGATCCTGTTGATGTTGTTGCTTGTTGTCCCGAAAGAGTTACGCCAGGTGCTTCACCCCATCCTTGGTTTCCCCAAGTAAGACGGCCCCAACCTTCTTTAATAGTGGTTGCGTCGTTCCAACCTGCTTGTCCCCAGGATAATCGACCCCATCCTACCGACATGGGATACCTACGCTATACGAACTATGGCTGTTGAAGCTGCTGCTGCGGGAAATTGAATTGTAAAAGTTCCGCTAGATACAGTTTTGTCTCCACCGAATGCTACTACACAAACTGCTTTGTCTGCTTGTGTATCATTATAAATTAAACATCCGTTTGCTGTAAAAGATGCAGAAGTAAAACTAATATCTGCAAAATCACAAACTGCTGTTGAACCATCTAATACAGGAGTAACACTTGTAAGTGCTTTTCCTCCAGCAGTATAAGCTGAACCAGATGCATTTGAAATTTCATTTGATGTACTGTAAGCTGTTGTACCTGCACCTAAAGATGCTGAACTTGTGTACATAGCTAGTTTAAAAGCGTTTCCAGATGATGCAGTAAAATTGTGAGTACCAACTAAAATTTCTTGTTTAAAACTGTTACAAACTGCCGATGATATTGCCATAATTTTTTACTCCTAATTTAGGGTGAAGGTGATTTGACTTGTATTCTAACAGTGCCGTCAGTGTAATCGTCGCGTCTTCTTCTCCCAATTTGCATTCCTGCAAACTGTTGTATTGATGTTTTATACTTATTCTCGTACAGTGTCAACATCTCCATTGGACCTTTTAAAAATGTAAATGCTTCTACTAAACAAGCATATAACAATCCTTGTGGAAAGTAATTACTTAAATATGTACTAGAATTACCATCACTACCAGAACCAAGTCCTACTGGCATTTTGTTATAATATACTCTAAATTTGTAAGCTGCATCCGGTGTAGGAGCTATATACAAACCCCCAGATGTAGTATCTGTTTTAAGTGTAGCACCACCAAACATAGCATAGTATTTAGGAAAACCTGTTACATCTTGTGAAGTTAGATCACCTTCTGGTCCAGTTAATCTATCAGTATATTCAGATAGATATGTCTGATCTTTTTTTTCTAGCCAAGTACCTGTACCTGTGGTGTTTGCTGTTGAATTAAATACTTCAACACCTCTAATAAATAAAGCACCAGCTGGAGCATTAATTGTATTATTGTCTGTAGAAAGTGTACCTTCTTGTACAAATCTATCTGCATCCATAGGTAGCTCAGTATTAATTCTATACTCAGCAGCCATTATAAAACCATCTAAAATAGTTGTTGTAAATACAGAATCGTCAACCTCAGTATAATCTTTGATTGCTTGTTTTAAAGTTGTGTATGTATAAATTGAAACTCCTGACATAGTTAAGCTCTATCATTAACGGGTCCAATTGTACACTGTAAACCGCCCCCTGTTTCTGTGCTTGATGCAGCGTTAGTTAACGTAACATTTATACCATCAAATTGTGTAGTTGTAGATGGTTGACCTGTACTTGGAACTGATGTTTCATTTAAAGAAACAACTTTATAACAACCAAAAACTTTTGCTAAATTAGAATGAGATCCGGCAATTGTCGATTCGGGAGAAACTCCTCTGTAAGGCGCACTTGTCCCTCTAGTACAACCAGTTAATTGATGTGTAGATCTTCCTGTGTATTGTATAACTTCATTTTGGTATGTCCCAACTTTTAACGGGTCACTTGTGTCAGAAGAAGTTAAAACTTTTTCAATTACAATAAACCCTGAAATAGGAAATTGTGATCCATCAGTTAAATTAATTGTAGTAGCGGTATCCGTTATTGCTCCATTTAATGTTGTAGACATTTGTAGTGTTGATATTGCAACACCACCTACAGTAGATTTAACATTTCTAAATCTTGCAAAATCATTTACTTGTAAATCACCATTTGGAAAATTAATTTTTAATGTAGTATTAGATGCAGTTACAAAAGGATTTTCTGGTAAAAAATCTTCTGTTGGAAATTCTGTTCTAGCAGTTCTAGCTCTTTTTAAAGCTTGGGGATCTGCACTTGTAGGCTTAGGATCTAATTGTGGTTGTTTAGGTTCGTACTCTGAAATATGCACAAACGCACCAGTCCACTCTCTAACCATTTCATTATATGGAAATGCCATACCTGATCTATCAGAAATAGCTAAAGCAAATTTGCCTGATGCAAAAGTAGTCATTAACCAATACCTGGGTAATATATTTTAGGAGATATATAAGTAGAATTAGAAGAACCATCTTCAGACTCTGCTCTTTTTAATTCATCTTCATATAATAATTTTAATTCTTGAACTCTTTGTGGTGCATATTT